AAAGAAAACGTAGTTGAAGAATTAAAAACTGAAATACCAAAGGTTGAAGTTACAGAAACTAAAGTGCCAGAAGCCACAGAGGAAATTCCAGTAATGGAGGAGGTTACGCAAGAAGAAAAGGTAGAAGAGATAAAAGAGGTTGCCAAAGAGGCAATTGAAAATATGGAAACTACTGGAAAGTCATTACCAGAAAACATACAAAAGTTAGTGGAATTTATGGAAGAAACTGGTGGCAATTTAAACGACTATGTACAATTAAACAGAGACGTTGAAAAAATGGACGACTCTGACGTATTAGATGAGTATTACAAACAAACAAAATCTCATTTATCACCAGAAGAAAGATCTTTTTTATTAGAAGATAATTACGGTGTAGATGAAGAGTTAGATGATGAGAAAACAATACGTAAAAAGAAAATAGCCCTTAAAGAGCAAGTTGCCGAGGCTAGAGCCCACTTAGACAGGCAAAAGTCTAAATATTATGAAGATATCAAAGCTGGAAGTAAACTTACAGAAGAACAACAAAAAGCTATTGATTTTTTCAATCGATCTGAAGAACAGAAGAAACAAACGGAAGTAAATAAAAGAACATTTTTAAATAAAACTGATAGTTTTTTTGGACAAGATTTCAAAGGTTTTGAATATAATGTCGGAGATAAACGTTATAGGTTTAACATTAAAGATGTTGATAAAGTTAAGACAACTCAAAGCGATATCAATAATTTTGTTAGTAAGTTTACTAATGAGGAAAATACAACTATTGAAGATGCGGCTGGTTATCATAAATCATTATTTACCGCTATGAACGCTGATGCAATAGCTAAGCATTTTTACGAGCAAGGTAAATCTGATGCAATTAAAGATAGTGTTGCTAAAAATAAAAACATAAATTTAGAACCTAGAAAAATGCATGGCGAATACGAAGCTGGTGGATTAAAAGTTAAAGTATTAGGTCAAACTTCTTCTGATATTAAAAACAGGTCATTTAAAATTAGAAAAAGAAAATAATAACAATTAAAATTTAAAAATTATGGCAATAACTAATGGGCCGTTATTAAACAAAGTTCCTTCTGCACAGCAGCAAGCTTTGTCTAGTAACTATATAGATTTCGCAGGCGGGTCAACCGGCTGGGAACAACAATACCTGCCTGACTTAATGGAGAAAGAAGCTGAGGTTTTCGGACAGAGAACAATAGCTGGATTTCTTGAGAAAGTTGGTGCGGAAGAGGCAATGTCGGCTGATCAAGTCGTATGGTCTGAACAATCAAGATTACACTTATCTTACGTTGGTACAGTTGATGCTGATGGAGATACAAATGGTACGTTTACAGTTACTCATGATATTGATGGATCTGCTGACGGTGAAAATGGATTCGCTGTAGCATCTCACGGTATTAGAACAAATGATATCGTATTAATAGCGCAAGCTGGTGTGGTAGTAAAAGCTTTAGTTGTAGAAACTCCAGCGACAGCTGTTGTTACAGTTGAGCCTTACGCTACAGCTGCTTTATCAACATTATCAGACGGAACAGCAACTTTATTAGTTATAGGTTCTGAATATGGTAAAGGACAAAGCTACAGTGATATCACGGGTGCGGCTGCTGCTGATAAAAGAACAGCACTAACACCTACGTTCAAATCTTACAGTAATAAACCAATCATTATGAAAGATTACTACGAAGTATCTGGATCTGATGCATCACAAATTGGATGGGTTGAAGTTACTGGAGAAGAAGGACAAAATGGTTACTTATGGTACTTAAAAGCTGAAGGCGATACAAGAGCTCGTTTCAATGATTACTTGGAAATGACAATGTTAGAGGCTGAGAAAACAGCTGCTGCTTCTATTATTGGTTTTGGCGAAAGTGGTCAAATTAGAGGTGCTGCTGATGCAGGATTAAACGGAGCTGGTACTGAAGGTTTATTTGCGGCTATTGAATCAAGAGGTAATATTACTTCTGGTGTAACTGGCGTTAACGCTGCTACTGATTTAGCAGAGTTTGATGCTATTTTAGCTGAATTCGATAAACAAGGTGCTATTGAAGAAAACATGATGTTTGTTAATAGAGCTACGTCTCTAGCAATTGATGATATGTTGGCTTCAATGAATTCTTACGGAGCTGGAGGTACTTCTTACGGAGTATTTGACAACGACGAAGATATGGCATTAAATTT